TTGTATAGCGATGTTTGAAACTTCCACCTCTCTTTTGATATTCGGAAATAACGGGTGGTTGCTAATTTGTTGTGTGAGTATTGTTTTCATTGTTTATATTGATTTTTATGGTTGAATCCAGTATCTCATATTATTTATAATAGTGTTCTCGCCCCCTGCCTTCCAGTCCATCACAATATTCTGCTTGCCTAAAAAATTAGGGTTATGAATATTTTTCACTATTGTCTTGCTTCCTGAAATAACAGCTATCGTTAAAATATCACCGAAATAAGTGTAAATGATTATTCCGCCGTTTGCAGTGTCAAAAAATTGGTCTAACACAAATAGTCCACTTCCAAAATAATAATTACCTCCATTATAATGAGATGCACCTACAAGAGCAACTTCAGGGCTTAGAATTTCGGCAGGATTAAAAGCCGAAGTCAAACCAAAATTAAAAGCATCTACATTCTTAACATAAAACCGTCTGTTAATCTTACACATAAAAGCCCACGATTTATCAACAGGGAAACTCGTGTGTACAAGAGCAGAAGATAAAATGGGGGCATATCTGTTTTTTGACGGAAGTTTTGTGATGATAGCTCCTTTTTCATAAATCATTATTTCTTCATCATCTGAAATTTTATTGATGTAAACCATATCCTCCGAAACCAACTGCATAGGCAGGTGATAAAGATTTTTCATAAAATTTCTAACAGCCTCTAATTCTTCCGGCAGCTGAGAGATATTGTTGGGAATTTGTTGGTTTACCGTAATGGTATCCGGAAACAGCATTTGAATATCCGCCTGGTCGCTGAATGCCAGCTCTCCATTGTCGTTTACTTTTAGTTTTTTGCCAAACGAAACGTCGTTACTCTTGTCTTCAAGTCCCCTTAGCTGCAACTTTGCACCCGTAGCGTCCAATACTCGAACTACCCCTTCGGGTATTCTCATATCCGTGTTACCGATGTTTTTGCCCAAGTCCCCTGCTGGTAGCTTGGCACTTTCGCCATCTTCATTCACACCCACCACAAAGGGAAAACTATTTGTATTCCCATTATTCTTTGGCTTAGGTAGTTTTTCTCCTATTTCGTCAAAGGTCTTGGAAAAGCAATCTCTCATCTTGCGTTCTGTAATCAACCCCTCGTCGTTATCGGGAAGATTTCTGTTTATTTCTTCTAATCTGCTCATATCTTTATATTCTAAATCCTGTATTATAACCTCCGGAGAAACCTCCAACAGCTCTGATATCTGAAACATCTGCATTGTAAAGGTATAGTGCCGTATTGGCGGTAAAGGTTAAGTTCAATATACTGTCGTCCTCATACTGCTCTCCTGTATTACCTTCGTAGTTCGACAAATAAGCTGCGTTTTTTTTATTACCCATTACCCAAAGTCTTCCATTGGCATCCGGAATCAATAATATCAGTGCTTCATTTTTCACCTTTGAGATAAACCCCGTGTTCCTTGCATTCAGCTCCAAGATAGAGGCTTTCAGCTCTGTGGATAGCTTCCATCTTTTAATACTGCCCGATGTCTTTTCCGTTAAAGAGTTTTGGTTGATGAATAGATCTATATAGCTTAGACTTTTATGCCCATAAAGAGATATTCCCTTTCTCTCTATCACTCTGGAGGACGAGAAGCCTGAAGCGGCAGGAAGAGCTATCTTACTGAAATAATTTGCCGGAGCATACCACACTCGGGTACTTATTCCTCCTACAGCTTTGTTCTGTGGGCAATAAGGTAAATCTTCTATGAAAATATCAGTATTCATAGAGCAAAAATAGCCGTGCAGACACGGCTAATAAAGGACAAACCTTGTAGTTGTTATTACAAGAATAATCCGCCTTTTTTAGGTATGATTTTAGTTCTAAATTCTACCTCTTGGCTTTGGTAGCAAGGGAACAAAGAGGCATTTTTTTGCATATAATCAAAAATAAACTGCAGATACATATCTGCTGATTTGCTAAATTGCTCTCCGAGCTTATAGACCTGCTCCGGACTAAGAATCACAGACTTCTGCCATGGTAGCTCTTCGTACTGAATAACGATACCCGAATTGATAAATAGCAAATTAGCATTATATATCGCACTACATATCGCCATATTTTTGAGATACTTTTGCAACCATTCTTTAAGTTTCGGATCTGATTTTAATTCTTCTACGGTGCAAGTGCCCAAACTCATGAGCAATAAGCCCAAATGCTCCCTCATTATATCCGAGAGGTATTGGTAAACCTCCGGAGATTTCCCTATGCCGTAGAACTTCTGAAAATCAAAAAGAGAGACCAGCTCAAATTCGTCTTGAAAAAATGTATTATCCGCTTTCAAAACATCATCTTTTTCAATTTCTTTTAATGCAGAAAATAAATTGTCATTCGCCTTTTTCAGCCAAGACAAGCCCAAATCTCTAATATCCCACCACGGTGCAACCCTCGCTTTGTCGTGGTCGTATTGATTGATCCCAAAGTTTGAGATATACACTTTAAGCCTCGGAATATCCAGCACGAAAGAAAATAATATCCCTGCTCTGGCTAATTTTTTATATATAGCCGGATTGGAACTCTCTAAGCTCTCAAACTGAGAGCGTGAAACGAAAGGAAATATTTTAGTTTCAAAGCCGGATTCTTGGTCTATCAAATCCAAGTCAAAGTTTTTAGGTATCGCTATAAGCTCTTTGATTAAATTGTTGGGTATTATTTTTTCCATAATTTAGAGGACATTTTTAGAAATTTTTAGTTCACGACTTTGGTTTGTCCGTTTGGATTTTTGTCAAGTGTCGTAAGATTAGTATTAGGAAATTTAGCCACAAGGTCCGGATTCCATCCGTTCCATTTTTGGATCAACCGGAAGATAAACAAAGTACGGATATGCTTTCTCGGAAGCCTTGCACAAAGGATTGTCCACGCTTCCCTTTTATCTGATCCGGAGCCACTAAGGTTCTTGCCCCCGGGAACACCAGCACCGAGCAAAGCAGGATCTACCCCCATAGAGAAAAGTATCTCGGAATTGCCGGCAGAAGCATCCGGTAGAAATTCGCCATTCGCCTGATGTTGTTTTATTTCTTCTATTTGAATTCCCTTGATAAGCTCTCCCGAATTTCTATCTCGAAAAAATGGAGAAATAAGAGATTTGCCGGAACCATTGTTGCCGCTGAGATTATCGTCGATGCTATTCACCAATTCATCTCGGTAGGCTTGTTTTAGATTGTTATCGAATTTATTCCACTCGTCCACCCCGTATCGATGAACAAAATAATCGTCAGCAATGTGTATCAAATATTTGAAATTAAACTGCTGCTCGAACATCATCTTTTTGAGTTCCGGTACTGCCATCACGACATCCATCCATCCGGACTTGAATGAAGAATGCCACCCGACACTCGGATAAACCTTTTCCACTATCAGCGTATTGATGATAGGCACGATAAATTTTCTAATGCCTTTCTCTTTGCAGTAGGTTTTTATTTCCTCAGGGCTTAGGTTCTGAGAGAAGCACGGCACTTTGATATTATTCTTAACATCAAATTCCGTTTCGTTCCACGCCGTATTGATGATAACATTCTGTATCATCCCGTTTTTTGGTTTCTCAAACCTACAATAGGAGGCTTGGTGTCTGATAACCGAAATTATTTCCTCTCCATTGGGACTTAACAGGAATTCCGGAAAGGCAACTCCGAGAGCTTCATAATCGTAAACTATATCTGAAAGCATCAGATCAAAATTCGTCCTATCAAAGAAATCATATACTTCCGGCAAAGATGATGGCACTTTCTCTTTGAATTGTACATCGGAATCCGTCTCCACCATCTCGAAAACCCTCAAACCTATACCATAATGAGCGGAAGCCAATACTTCAAGCCCACCTACAGCAGTACCCACCTTGCTCACTTTTTGCATCAGCTCTTTTGGGTAATCGTTGTTATCTCCCCAGTTGCACCAGTCTTCCGTATCGGAGCTGTCGGGCAGTATCTTCGGAGCTGAATGTTTCGGAACATTCTTTTCGCTGCTCTTAAAATTAATAATAGCAGACGGCATTCGTGAACCTCCTACTATAAATGTATTGTCATCTATTTTTTTTCTCATTAGTACACTACTTTTTTACCGTTATATTCTATGATGAAAAGGATATTTATTTTTTTAATCTGATTGTCTACCTTGATATTCCTCGTTCTGTTTTCCCAATGGTTTGGATTTTTGAAAGCAGTATCCATAGCCAAGCGTTTAGCACCCTTCCTTTTTGGAGGATTGAGAAGTACTGCTTTTTCATAAACTTTAATACTTCCTCCGGATTTGTTTTGCAAATTGAATGTTCTAACTGTGATGGAAAAAGGGATAGGATTATTTTTTTTATCCAGCTTTTTCATATCACTGAGAACATCAGCCAAAAAAATCGTTTTTACCATAGAGCAAAAATGAAAATACCACCACCTAAAAAAAAGGACACGCCGCAGCAATAGAAAAACAAGCCTTATTCTCAAAAATTTTTTGTTATTTTATTGAATTGCAACGAATTAAAAAACAACATTAGACAAGTATTCTCAAAATTGAAATTACCCTCACGGGGCCTCCTTAATCCAAAGTACAATTACACTTTGAAAATTTACCGAAATATGAAATCCAACAAAAAAGCCCTGCCGGAGCAGGACTAAAAAAAGAATAATGAAAGTTAAGGCATCAAGGTAAATTCGTAATGATAAATGAATTTGAGTATTGGTAATCAATAATGTATGAAAATTGCCAAAATAAACAGTAGTCAAAGGTATCGGAGAAGTGCGTAGCGTGTTCCTGTGGAATGGTAGAGCTTCTCTCCGATGATTTGTCTTTTTTGAATGCATCGTCAGAAGTCAGTGGTGCATTCTCCATTGAAATGATCAAATTTGGGCATTGGTTCTCGTTAATTCTTACAATGGGCAGCTTATTGTTCTGCTCCGAAAGAATCTCGTTTATCAGTCGGAATTTATCGATATGGCTCGGATTATTCGTGTTAGGAGTCTTATTGATCACTCGCCAACCGGCAGAACGAAGCATATTCTCTACATCCTCTGCTAAGGTCGTCTTAGAGTTGGCTTCTTGTTTATAGCCAGAACGGTCGTGATACAGATGAACCACATTACAGGATGATTTGTGTGGTTCGTAGTAATCAATGAACAATCGAACCATATCCGATAGCTTATCTGGATTTTTAACAAAGAACTCTTTGATAAACCGAACCTCATTGATAGATGTAAGATACTGAGATACCGTACCGCAATTGATACGCCCACCGAAGTCAAGATTAAACTGCAATGGAATACCTCTAATCAAATCGGTATCATACCTGCAGCTTGGCTTATAATCTTCCGACAAGCCCCCCATATCGTCCACATTGTATCTATAAGAATAGTAGTGGGTATCGGCTTTTAATTGTGAATAAAAACCATCGGTAACCCCACGAGGACGAATATTCATTATCTCGGCATCGAACAATACTTTGGATAGAGCTTCCTCCTTCATTTGTTCTATCCACCCCGGAGTTAGATTGTGTTTGTTTACCAACGAAGTGAACTTCAAGAATGCAAACTTCTTAGGATTTTTCCGTGCTTTTTCTTCTCGGTTGGTAAACCATTCTCCTTTCTGAGTCATCGCTACAGAAGACACGAATATCGTAGAATTGAGTAATGTTTTATTCTTAAATTGAGGCTTGATACTTCGGTTGGTTGTCAAGACATTGTTGTATAAATGCTCATAGGTCAATAGTGCAGCTTCATCACCAATGACAAAATAAGAATTCAACCCACGCCCAGAATTGGGATTGTCCAAAGAAACCATCACTGCAATAGTCCCATTTCGGAAGTGGATAACATTAGCCCACGAGTCCGGAGCTTGAAAAGGCATCTCAAACCCTTCCTTCTGTCCGCACCTGCCCACGATATAATCAATCCCCTCAAATAAGCCGAACATCTCCAGTCCCTCCTTGGTAGACGGCAGAGTTCTTGTCTTTATCTGCACGAAAGTTTCACCTACGATAACACCAGTAGAACGAGGCATCTGCCTTGCTGCTTCTTTCAGAAACCATCCCAAAACGGTGGACTTACCAGAACCCCTGCCGGCTTCTATGTTGATATTCTTAATACCATAACGCTGATTAGCCAAAATAGCCGTCATCTGCATTAAATTAAGCTCCAGCTTTTTTATTGGCTTAAGGATATTAGACACTTCATTATTCCTCATGTTGTTCTTCGTTATTGTCGTTTGCGGCTTCCCTAAAATCTACATCTTCTACATCCATATTATTGAAATCTACTACCCCATCAGAAAACAGTTCATCCAATTTTTTGTACACCCATCTCGGCATCTTCATATGATATTCGTGTGCCTGTATTTTATTTGGATCTACTTGGTTTTCTTCAGCATCAAAGTTGAAAAGGGAACGATACTCCTTGAGAGCTTTCACAGCGAGGTCTCCATTACCGGCTTTTCGGGCCAATTGGTATTCATTCCAAAACGCCTCTTTTAATACCTGTCTTTCAGCAGCAAGACTGGTAGCGTCCAAATCTCCGAATATCTGCATACTCCAGTTATAATCACGGTAGGCCGTAGCTCTGGATATAGAATGCTCACGCATCAAAATCTGAATGGTCTGGTGCGTCGAGTATTTATTGTTAAGTCTCAACGCCCACGCATGTGCCAGGCGCTGTTTCTTTTCTTCTTCCTTTGCCGTTAACTGAACCGAAGACTCATCCAAATAACTTGCTTTTATTCGCAAAAAAGAACTATCCTTTTTGAATTTTACTAATTCCATCAATGCAAAAATAGCCGTACAAATACGGCTGAAAAAGGACAAAAAAAGCCCCACATTTTGATGGGGCAAAAACATCAATTGAGATCCAATACAAAAACCCTCCTTACTTCATCATCGTCATCATAGTCATCGTCATCATCATAGTCATAGTCATAGTCATCGTCATCATCATAGTCATAGTCATCGTCATAGTCATCGTCATCATCGATTATTTTAAAATTACTGTGATAGTCACTATATTTAATTTTTTGAAACTCTCCGTCAATAATCTTTCCGGCTATTGATGTTCCCAAATGATCTCCGTAAGGATATTGAACACGAACCTCTGTTTCTGGATCTAACTCCGATAACATTTCAATTAACTCTTGTGCTGTCATAATTTTAATTATTTGATTATCATTTATTTACACAACAAAGATACATTCTTGTTTCATTCCTTGCAAATTGTAAGTGCTTTATTTTCTGACATTTAACTATATTTTAACTAATAAAAAGCCCCACTAAAAGTGAAGCTCTAACTGATTATTTTCTTTCCGATTTCTTCCACTACTTTTACCGTTACGGCATTGCCAATCATCCCATATCGGTGCGTTTTGGGAATAGGTTTTATTACGCCATCATAATCTCCGTACTTCGTCCAATCGTCCGGAAAGCCCTGCAATCGTTCGCATTCGATTTCCGTAAGTCGTCTTATTCCTTGAGGATAAATCACAATATTATCCTTTTGTACAGATGTAAGCGTATTACTTACTCCCAAAGAGTTAGTCTCTAATCGTTGTTCCAATTTTATTCCCGATTGGCGACTGGTAGGATTAGCAGGATTCCTTCCCCTTAATGCTCCTATAACCAAAGGTAAAGCACTAAGCCCGGCACCTGTTTTATTCCGAAGCGTGGGAGTAGTATTATCTTTTCTTTCTCTAAACCCTTCATCATACCTAAAATCTCCCACTTGTAAAAAAGTATCAGATGCTCGTTGTCCAAATTTAGGATTTATACACGAACAATTTTCGGTTTGTGGCTGCTCTCCTTTTTGTTCATTTTTTCTTGAAGATAATTTGTCATCTTCTCCGATAGGAAATACTCTGGGCTTACTTCTTCCATCAAGATGTCCGATAAGGTATATCCGCTCTCGATTTTGGGGTAAAAACCACTTTGTATTAAGCAGTTGCCATTCAAGTCGGTAACGCCCAAGGTGGGTAAACGCTTGGACAATTGCCCAAAAGTCTCGGCGATTATTACTGGAGAATGCTCCTTTAACATTTTCCCAGATAAAAATATCTGGTTGGAGTTCTCTAACCACTCGCATTGCTTCTTTAATAAGGCGTGATTTATCTCCTTCAAGCCCTGTTCTGTCTCCTGCCATACTGAAATTTTGGCAAGGACTTCCGAAAGTGATAATGTTGATTCTTTCATTGATGTTTGATGTGTTTAACTGCGTAATATCCCCTAACGAAATTGCATCTGGAAAATGTTTTTTATAACAAGCAACGGAATGTTTATTAACCTCAGAAAAATAATGTTTGTCGATTTCAAACCCTGCATTTTTCAATCCTAATGAAAACCCTCCAATGCCTGAAAACAGATCTAAAACATTCACTTTTTGTTCCATTTTTCTAAATCTTTTTCAGTAAGCAGGTTACCATTTCTGTAAACCTCAAATGCCAAATTATTTTCACGCATATAAGCTACCCAGCGGCGTACAATGACATCTGAAAATCTCGGATCTAATTCAAAGCCACGACACTGTCTCCAGTTCTGCTCCGAAGCTATCAAAGTAGAACCAGAACCCAAAAATCCATCTGCGACAATATCCTTTTGCTTACTTGAATTTTTAATCAAATAACCAATCAAGTCCAAAGGCTTCATCGTAGGATGATCTGCATTTCTAACAGGCTTGTCAAATCTTAAAACAGAACTTTGCTTCCTATCGGAGTACCAAGGATGGGCCGCTTCAGTATTCCACCCATATACAATGGAACGATGTGTTTCTATTTCCGCAGGCTGCGTTTCTTCACAGAAAATAATAGGCTCGTGCTGCATATGATAATCCAAACGCCCAAGAACAAATGAATTTTTCACCCATACCAAAGTGGATGAAATTTTGTATCCGGCAGCTAACATAGCACTTCTAAAATTGATAGCTTCGGAATCAGAATAGAACACATAAGCAGGTGCTCCGGAATTCGAAAATACATAAGTATTCACAAAAAAATCATATAAAAAATGATAGAAATTTTCATCAGACATTTTATCATTTTTAATTTTTAACTTTTCTTTTGTACCTCCTTGGTAATCTACATTATACGGAGGATCCGTTACTAATAAATCCACTTTCTCATCGCCTAAAATTTTAGCCCAATTTTCGGAGTCGGTAGAAGAACCACAAAGAAAGCGGTGCTTGATTCCCTTATCCACAGATACAAATTCAAACAAGTCACCTTCTGCACTTTCAAATTTTTCATACACCGTAGCATCAAAGTCTCCTTCTTCCTCCGGAGACAGTACTGCATTTTGTTTCAGGAACTCGTCATAGTCCCCCATATCCATACCGATATCTTCGAGGTCTATATCTTGGAAAAATTCCTCTATCTTCTCCCAGTCAAAAGCTCCGTTGTGAATGTTGGAGCGGAGCATATATTCCTTAAATTCTTCCTCTGTGAGTTTTCGGTTCGGTATCCTTACATCTATTTCTTCGTCGCCTCTCTCCAAAATGAATAATGCAGCTATACGCTGGTGTCCGGCTAAAAGAACATTGTCAAAATCAACAGCAGGAATTTCTACAAGGTTAAATTTCTCAATACTCTTTTTCAGCTTATTCATTTCGTCATCCGAAATCGTTCTCGGATTGAAATCGCAAGGCACTAATTCTTTTACTTTTCTTTTTACGGTGTACCACTCAAGTGGTGCTAATATTTTATTTTCCATCATTCAATAATTTTTCACAAGCCATCAGCTCGTTTATTTTCTCTTGTAATTGTTCTTTTTTTAGGTTAATACTATGCAGTTTGGAGGTATAGCCAGAAGCGTCTTTTTCCGGTAGTTCTACCTCCATTTTTTCTATTGTTTTTTTTCTTCTCGAGATAGAAGCTCTTAATTTATTTTGCAGCTTAAAAAGCTCCAATTCTGAAAGTCCGGACAAATCTTTCTTAACGCCGGTAGGCATTATTCTTTTATAGACTCGGTAGTGTTTTAGGATTTTCTGGCATTCATCAAAAACTTTGAAACACTCGTAGATTTTGCATTGAATCGCAAAGGCCTCAGACACGGCGGTAGAGGGTAATTTATTCAAAGCTATTTTGAGCGAACAAGACTCCAGCCATACCTGCCATCTGCCCCTATATACCGGATGAAGTTCCAACGGATAGTCTGCAATGAAATCATTAAAAACCTTTCTTTTCTCGGCATTTGCATAACCCAACACCTTCGGTTTTTCGGTTTCCGTTTTTTGCTCCGTTATTTTTTCGGCTGCCGGTTTGCCAGCCGTAGGTTTAACATGGTCTCCCGAAAGCCTCCCTATCTCATATTTTAGCTTTGCATAATTCTGAAGTGAAAAATTTGCTAAACTCTTAGCCAAACGCCCACTCCCTCCAAGCCTTTGGAAATCTGATAATAAACGCTGGTGTACTTCTTTGTTCATAAGAAAAAAAACAGCAGGACAAGCCCGCTGTTTTCAACAATTAAATAGGATTATTTTTCGGGCTTTGCTTCTACTTTTGGTTTATCGCCTTTCTGTTTCAGTTCCAACGCCCGAGATATTATTATCACATCCTCCGAAAAGCCTTGTGTTGCTCTTAGGCTTTTCAGCTTCCGGAGTCTTGGTTCTTCCAATTTAGATAGAGGAACATCAGCTTCCTTTGCAAGAACCAACCAAGATGCTCCCTTCTCCAAAAACTCCAGTGCATTGTCTGGAATATCGGAAACAATATAATCGCCCTTGGTACTTATTATTTTAGTGCCAGTTTTTACTCGTAGTTTAAAATATTTTTTGTCCATTACGGTGCAGGTTCTAAGTTAATTTCACCCTCATAATAATAAAGCTTCGTATTTGCCATTACTTTGGCTGTGATACCGGAATTGTCGTCTACCTTTTTACCAGAAGTAGCATCAGCGGTATCGATATAAGCACCTAAATCTTTATTCCCAAGTACAAACAGTTTTCCTTCGGAATCTTTTATCGCATACACACACGGCGTATTTTTGTAGGCATCTATAAAGCCCAAGTTTTTCACTTTCAGTCCCGGAATAAGGAAATCCAACTCCGTTTTTACTTTCTTATTTCCGGTATTTCCGGTAAGGCTCATTTTTAGTTCATTTTCATCAAATTGAACATCAATGAACTTCCAAGATTTTCCGGTATCTAAAACAATACCCCCTGTACCTATTTTCACACGACTTTGGTAGTCTGCACCCGGAGCAGGCTTCGCAAAAGTTTTCACAAAAGCCGTAGGTACATAGTACAGCCTTGTGGTAAGCCCTGAAAATGAATCTTCATTAGGACAATTCTCAAGATTTTCGTGCGGTGTATTATCAAAACATCCAGCCATTTTTCTATTTTTTAATGATTAAACTTGAATTTCCAGCCACTAACTGAAGAAGTAAATCTTCGTCTTTGGCAATTTCCTTTTGAGTTTTCACTTCTCCGTTAATTCGGATTTTCTTCGGAGCTTCATCTGTGAACTTGTATTGCTCACCATTAAACTCAAAATCTTCCCCCGGAATTACTTCTACTTTGGTAGTTGTATTTTTCTCGTTGAACTGCGCCTCTCTTTGGTTAAGTTCTTCTTCTCTTTCGTTGAGCTGCGTTTCTCTTTCATTCAGTTGAGCTTCTTTCTCATTAAGCTCTGTTTCTTTCTGTATCAACTCATCGGCTGTTGGTTCAGCCGAATGAGTGTTGTTATTATCTTTTTCCATTCTTTATTAATTTATGCTGTTAGACCTCTCTCGTTAGGGTAGAATAATTTATTTTGCTCGTTGTTATTCAATCCTCTGTTTTTGCTTCCGTCTGCGGTATGCATATAAACCAATTGGTTGATAGCATAATCATAGCCGAGGGTAAACTCTCCGTACACTCTTAAAATTCTATCTTGTATCTGAACATCTGTAAGTTCTGAAGGATTTTCAATCTCGTCAATTAGTCTTAGTAAATTGTTGTCCACCGTAGATACAATAGTTCCTTGGGTTAAATTTGGAATGCCTACAATTCTTCGGTTACCCAATCTCGTTATGCTCGAATTGGTTTGGAATTGGGATTGTCCGTATCTATCCTCATAAGCTATTTTATAATCTTCAGCATCAACAATATTCATAAATATTGTTTTGATTTTTTGTCTCTGCTGAGACGGCAACCCTCTTTCATAAGCTTGTACTACATCCAAGATATTGGAACTCGTAATAGCATCACCCGGAATCAAGAATGCAGGGTTTTTAGTATCTATCGCTATTTTTCTGTGGATTTCGTTGATACCATCCATAGAAGTACCGAATACAGGATTCTCTGAACCTTTCTTAGTTTCATCATATACCCCTGTAATAGAAAGGGTATTGACATCATCAATAATCTTATCTTTCAGCATCTGGATAGCCATTTTAGAGATGTTTTTTTTATCCAATGGTTTTCCTTCATCATAATCACCCTCTAAACATGTTCCAAGAATTTCAGCCGGATCAAGCTCAAAATCTATTTTCTGATGAAAATTGGTTAAATTCTTATTCAAGAAAGTAATATCACCGTAAGGCGTGAATTTTTTACTTTCAAAAATCTGAACCACATTACTCATCAAGGCTTGGATAGTAGGGTATTTACTCCTTACTTTAGTTACCGTTCTACAATACTGGTTTATCTGAATATCAGAAGACAATATTGCTGACTGCATTACATTTGGAATTGTTTTTAGATAAAGTATTAATTCTGTACGAATGTCCTGTATGTTTAGATTATTTGCCATTGAATATTTGTTTTAAAATTTTATTATGTGCATGATTAGGATTTATGTATCCGTCTATTAATCCATCTGTTTCTTCTTCCTTGCCGGAGTTTTCAGGTAGTGAGTGACGGTCTTTGGACTCTCCATATTGCTTACAAGTTTCACCCAACAAAACAATAGAAGCCACCAAGCTGTCTCCTGCCTTTAGTCCAGAAATTTCCAAGGCTTGTTCTACAGCATTTTCTACTTCGCTTACTTTGGTCTCCGCCGATTTAAGGCTTTCCTCCAAAGCAGTCGTGTCATTCTTTTTAAGAGCATCTTCAATGATCTGAAGCTGGTCTTCGTCTAATTTCGCAAAGGGCTTTTTGTTTCCAAACAGCCCGGCATTTAGTGATATTTCACCAAGTGCCAATAGTGCAGTAAGTTTTTGAAATCTATTATTCATATCTAAAAATTAAAATTTGTTCAATGCATCTTCGAGCGTTCCAAGCTCGTCTATCAGACCTATCTCTAAGGCTTCTTTCGGTGTGTATGTTTTCCCTTTGAAGACATGCCCGTCGTCTTTTAGTTTTTCGCCATAGTTGGCTTTTATTCTACCGATAAAATCATCGGTTAATTGTTTTAGCCTTTCTTTGTATAGTTCCTCATTCCCTTTCATCAGCTCTCTTATTTCTTGGTTTTTCTCGGTGGATTGAGGGGCATAGAGTTCATAAATCTTAGCGCCCCATTTTTCAAACATCGCCTCGAAATCCTGATAAGAAAGCATTGTTCCTATAGAGCCAATAAGGTCCGCATAAGGGCTTGCCATATGGTAATCACAACCGCTCGCAATATCTTGAGCCGCCGAACATTGGTATCCGGAAGTATAAGAGATGGTTGGGGTTTCCAAGTTTTTGATAATGTTTGTGAGTTCTGCCGTTCCGGAAACCATTCCCCCTCCGGAATCAATATTCAGAACTATACCGGATATGGCTGGATTGCTGTCCAATTGCTTTAACAATTTACCATAAAAAACAGTACCCAAACAGCCATAGTCCGAATACTTCATTATCGGACCTATGATATTGAATACCACCGGAAACTTCTGGTCAGCGTTCCCTATTCCCTGTGCCGTAATATTTTCAAGGAATAACAGCTCTTGTCTGTTATGATCTAAGTTCTGAGCTTTAAAAACAGAATGCTTTGTCACCAATGATGCAATCACTGATAGCAAATAGCTCTTCTCTATCGCCAGAGGGGTATTGAATAATGTATTAATGCCAAACATAGTCTCAAATGTTTGGCAAACTTATCCCAATGGGCTTGGGATTTAAAGGACAAAACGAGGGTCTAAAATCGTAGTGCCGTAGATGGAAACCTCGTATTTATCACTTCCGGAATTATCGTCCTTTATCCGGTCGTGCAGGTCTATACTCATAGGTTCTCTATTGTTTCCAATGAATATTTTGTCATTATTGGTCACCAGTGCAACGGCAAATTTCCTTTTCCCAAAAACATCAAAAATACTCGGTATCAGATAGTCAGACAAATAGATCCCCGTCGTGATATCCACTTCAAAATAAGCATTGTCGTTGTTGTATTTGAGGTTTATATTCCGTGCAAAGTCTTCCGGAACTAAATCAGAGAATACCGTAACAGGCTTTATGGTAGGGACTACCTTATTTTTTTGGTCTAAAAAATCTATATCTTTAGAATGGTAAACCTCAATGCTTCGGATTTCTCTGAAAAAACCATTCGTAGTACTTTTTATTTCCATATTTTAAGGGACATTTTTAGAAATTTTTATTTAATAAATCTTTCTTTTTTCTTGTGAAATCTCGAAAGATAGCATCATAATACCCATCAGAGTCATCAATACCATAGAACTCCAATATATTAAAGATGGTATCTTTATATAGAATTCCGTATATCTCCTTAGCCATAATGGCTTGTTCAAATAGATATTCTCGGAATGTTTTTTCCAAAACTTTACTCAGCTGCTTCTTTTTGGCATCGGTAAAGATTATCCCATACTTTTCGTAGTGGGCATAATTAATCACAACCCTGTACGAATACTCTTGCTTGTATGAGCTTTGTACAGGCTTATAATTATAATAATCCCTTTTTTTGCTAAGGACGGTAGTAACTAAAATCCCCAGCCAATCGGTTCTATTCAAATAGAACTCCTTGCCATATTTAAAAGTCAAAAACTTCTTTACAGCTCTGGATACCGGAATATCTATGTATAACATAACTGATATTTGATGCAATGATATAGATTAAAACCCTGTCTAAGTAGGACAAATTAAAATCTTACTGATGAATATTGATACCCTTTTTCATGGAGAATTTTACAAACTTCAAGTACTGAGGTACGCCCGGAATTTTTGGTTAGTTCCAAGTATGTCGTATCGTTCCAATCTATATTATACCAAATATCCCCATCTACATAATAAATCCTTACCTCTATTACTGTTTTGTAAATGTTAATTTGTGCCACTCTACTATCTTTTTCTCTTTTGAAAAATATACAGCCTTGATAATTTTCCGATGAAACCATTTTGTCTATATTAATATTCACCAAATTCAAGGCGGTCTCGGGTATAAATTTTCGCCAGTGAAAAACAGGAACATTAGGATTGTCCGTCAGTTTTTTTTTCATCTACTTAATTTTGCCTATAACATTTCGTACTTATCCATCATCATAAATTCCTCTATCTTTCCATTCTCATTTTTTTTATAGACCAATCTTTTGACCTCTAAACCATCCATTAGTTCTTCCCAATCCAATGAAAGCTCCCTGCATAAGTTCGGCAGATCATCTTTCTCCAAAAACTTATTAGCCTTTTTCATTGTAGCATGGATCTGCTCCGCCAACAATTGCTTATACTTTTGGGTTACATACTCGGCGGCATGGGCTTCATCAATGCCGTAGTCCAGTAGAGTGCTGTATATCTCTATCCTATACTCTTGTTTTAATAATTTCATCATTTTACTTCTGTTAATATTCTATCATATATCCACGCATAACCGTCATAAGGAATAGGCGTGTAATCTATTTCTTTGTACTTCCTACTGTATTCTTGAAATTGCAGGTATTTCGGGGGCATGTATTTTTCTACAATGGCCAATTGCTCTTTGTAAGAGTATATTTTACCAATGTAAAAATGCCCTATAAGATTACCATTGAAGTATATGCCGTGCATATATTCGTTGGTTTTTAGGCTTCTAATCTGCACCACTTCCATATTCATAAAAATCTCGCAAAAGAACATAGGACAGTGTTCTATCAACTTTTGCTGGTAGTGTTTTTCTATTTTAGAAAAATCCTCGTAGTCGTGGACTATTTTATGGTTCGGAAAAGGCATATTTTTTTTATTTTTCAATTTAGTTAGGTTATTTTCCTCAAAAACTTTCCAACAATCCAACAAAACACATTTTCAATTAGTTAGGCGTTGGAAACCCCTGTTTTCTGTTGGAAACTGTTGGAAACGGAAAACACTTTCCAACAACTTCCAACACTTTCCAACAACTTTCCAACATACTTTTTTTATTTAAAATACTCTTTTTTAATACCTTAGGGCTTGTTGGAAATGTTGGAACTTATTTTTGCCCTTTCGGCGACTCGCTTTATAAAAAAAAAGAAAAAAAATCAGAACGGAACTTCGGGGCTACCTTCCTCCCTACTACTATTATTGGGGGTTGCAGGGGGGTAAAGGCTTTCCATACCGTATTTTTTATCTTCTTCATCTTTCTGGATATTCAGAGCAAAGAGAATAGACTCTTTGTTCTCCAGCTTCTCTAAGTCTATTACATAGGCTGAAGTATTGATATTATTTCCAAATCTGAACGATTTCAATTCTTCCACAAATGCACCGGACTCCTTGATTTTATCCCTTAGTGTGCCTTTAGCCGGACACGACTCCGCAAACCTCGGATACCATTCCGTCTGGATTCTATTATAAACCTCCGTAAAACGGATATACAAAAGATTGCTGTGTACTTGTAAATGCACGCCTCTCTGAAGCCTTTGCAGCTCTGTACCATAGAGGCACGCCACAAATACATCCCAGAGCTTCGACAATACATTGGCATTATCCAGCTTATTTTTGAGATTCTTCGCCCAATTGTCAAAAACTTCCAGCATCTCAGAGGTTGTAAATGGAAATACAAAATCATTAGTATCTTTCAGAAGCTCATGCGTAGCTCCTAAAATGGAGTAGTTTGTGATGATCCGGTCTATCATCCCCTCGAATGCCGGACGAGCTGAGATAATCTTTTTGTAAAGATTAAATTTCTCCGAAAACTTCTCCACAAACAAGTTCCTGTACCATATACATTTCTCCATATAAGCGGTTATATTCTCCGTTGTCATCTGCTCCAGCTTTTCAAACTCTCTTTTTTCTTCTACGGTGAATTGGTTTTTAGTCATCTCACCATAGAGCAATCTGGTAAGCACGGCGTCATCTGTAGGGGCTTGGTTACCTGTTACAATTGCAGAACATAGAATAGGAGATGCATCAGTACTTACCATAGAGTCCAATGTCGCTCTTTTATAAGACCCTCTATCCCATATCCCTTTGAGCATTCCGTCCACTTCCTTGTCTCCGTTGGTAAACTCGGATAAATGGACGACCATATTGGAGAACTCTCCAAAGGAACGCAACTTGGCTTTTCCGGTGGATTGTTTATTCTCAAGGTTTATGAAGTCTGTTTTGGCTATACCAAACATCTTTTTGATACAACCATACAGCTCGTCTTTACCTGTGGACGGCGGGCCGTATAGGAACATCAAAGGGAAGCCCTTGGCCACATCTACAATAATATCCTGATGAGCAGATGCAAAGGCAAACAACATCCCTATGATACCATAGTCTCTATGCACTTTTCTCATCTGCCCAAGATAGTCCACCATTGGAACACTCCAAGACTTGAGCTGTACTCTTTTTTGTTGGGCAAATTTGTAAGGATTAGCCCTGTAAATTTCATTGGCAGAAGGCACATAGTAGGAGTGCCCATCAAAATGGAATATCCCGTTTTTATCGATAGGAATACTCGGCTGCCCCGGAATAGTTACAGAATTATTCCAAGCATAAAACCCTTCTGCATTCCACCCCAAAACATCTACACGCCTACCCACGCCCATATTATCATAGAGATAGGCCGTGAGCTTATCCAGCTCTTTTTGATTACCGTTCCATTGGTAATTCCCTTGGTTGGCACACTGTTTTTTGAAGTCCAGAGGTGTCGTCAAAGCATCTGCTTTTACATCAAAAATTCGTTCATCTCCGTGAATATTGGATATCCTTAGTAGTTTGGAGGCAAACTTCTCATCATTCATATGCTGGAGTATCTCCACAGAAAAGTTGGAAATACTCTTGAAAGTGATAGGATAGTCAAATCGTTCTTGTACAAAGATTTGATTGTTCGAAATAAAGAGCTGATACTTCTCTATGATAGGTATTAACTGCTCCAATGGTGTAGTAATACCGTTCGGAAGCTGATAAAGGTCGTTATCCGAATTGACATTTTGGATGATTTCTGCTTCTTTTTCTTTCATCAAGTTTCTAATGAAAGCCGGCTTTTGCTTAGATAACTTTATGAGATTATCCGTGTATATATTCCGAAGTGTAGTGTCCGAAATTTTGGATATTATCTCTGCAAGCTCCTTAATGCCGTTAGCTCTGTCTAATTCATCTCCTTTCAATTTTTCAAGGCATAAGACATCAAAGCCTTTATTTATATAGGGTTGCAGGGAGTGCAACAATCCCACCTCTTGGATTTTATCGAGATAGGCCCTGCTGTAATCGTCCGGATCTACATCCGGAAGCCGGCAAACTTCTACTGAAAAGCCCTCCGTAATGAGCAGAGGAATATACTTAAGCATCGCCTTACGCCCTGCATTATCGGGGTCTAAACAAAGCGTCACTTTCTGAGTCAGCTTTTTTAATTCCTTGATATGTATGTGTGTAAGTGCTGTGCCGCATATTCCTACGGTATTTTCTATGCCGTATTTGTGCCAAGCGATGACATCATTGTAGCCCTCCATCAGCCATACACGCCCAAATTTGGAGATGGCGTTCTTAGCGGAATTAAGCCCAAACAGTATCTTTTCTTTTTTGTAAAGCTCTGTTTCTGGTGGGTTCATCCACTTGGCTTGCTTCGGGTCACCGGACAAATCTCTGTGGGCAAAGCCAGCTATATGGTCTTGGCTGTCATAAATAGGATAAGTCAAACGATTCCAGACTTTATCGTTGTTTTTATCATTTACCAACCCTAATTTCTTAGCAATTTCTACAGCCCCGGAAGCCACAAACAGCTCATAAATAAACTTACCTCCCGGAGCATAGCCCAGTTGCCACTCTTTTACATCTTCAGTAGTGTAGCCTCTTTTCGCTATTTCTTGCCATGCAGGGTGGTCTTTCGGTAGCTGGTGTAGGTTTTCTACAAACTTTTTGTTTATCGCCTTCAGGTAAGAGCGAAGCGATTTTTGCTCGACTCTTTTTTTGCGGAGAAGTTCTGTGTCCGCTTGGCTCTCGTACTCCATCTGAAGCCCTTTCATCCTTGCAAGTTCTTCTATGGCTTCCGGATACGAGAGTCCTTTTACCTTCATCACCAAATCCACAACACTCCCATAGGTGTCGGTAGAAAAGTCCATAAACCGCTGGGTGCTTGCCTTGATTTGGCAGCTGGGTGTTTTCTCCTCTTTGAATGGAGATTTGCACCAGTAGTGAGCACCTTTCTTCTGCAGCTGAATACCAAGGCTCTGGCAAACCTCCAGTATATCAGTATTAAATAAAAGGCGATCAATAAATTCTTTTTTTATGTACCCCATTTGCTTGTTGATTTAGGGAAAAGCCTTTTATACTTATCCCTTAAGGTTCTAACATCTTGCTTAGCCCTTGTCTTAGCATATACCTGCACAAAGACTCTTAATTTTTTATTCTTTATTTTAGAATGGTAAATATTCATCATCCTGAAAATCATTTTTTGTTGCCTCGGTGATTTTCGGTGTGGATTTCTTTAGATTTCCAATGAATACCGCCTTTATTTTGTCTTGATGGAATTCTTCTTTCAGAGGTACAGATATAGAGCCATCATTACCGAACTGGTCTGGGTCGTCTGCTATGTAAACATTTACATTAATTAAACGAACACCTTTATCCGTCTTAAAAGTTTTTAATTCTCCTTTTTTAAGATGCTCCATGAGCTTGTCGAAGTTGATAGAGCCGTAGAATGATTGTCCCATAGTTGATTATTTTAATTGTTGTTTCACTATTCCGTTTTTTACGCTGATCAACCCCAAAGACTCCATTCGTCTTCTGTAGTAGGTTGTGCTTGCGTTTATGTTTTCGTATATGAGAGCGTTAAACTCTCTAACAGGAAAAAATTTTCTTTTAGCAAAGACACGCTTTACAAAATCCTCGTAAACTTTAGTATTTGCTTTTCTTCCCATATTTTTTTTAAAAAAATAAAAGCACTGCAACCGTCTGTCCGACCCTTATAGAAAAAAAATGTTAAGAGGAAAAATTTTATACTTAGGTCCTTCGTGCTTTTCTAAAAAACAACTTATTATAATCCTGCTTCTTTTTTTAATAATTCCTTAGCTCTATTGCGTATAGCTTCGGCTTTTTCAGAATTAAATACATATTCCAAACTCATATTTACAGTTTGGTAGCTTACCTTAAATTCTTCTGCAATTTGTTTCTTCAAATCTGGGTGGAGTCGAATTTTTTTCATTACTTTGTTTTATCAAATTAACAAGGCAAATATACAAATATATTTTATTATTAAGCAAATAAATTAGTGTAAAATAATGACTATTACAGAAAGGATATTGCAATACATTGATTACAAAGGTATTAGTAAGTATAGATTTTGTAAAGATTTAAAGTTTTCCCAATCTTTTTTAGACAAAAAAAGAAAAATAACAACAGATAAATATGCAAATATATTAGTGCAATATCCTGAAATAAATCCAGAGTGGCTACTTACCGGCGAGGGTAATATGCTGAGAAATGAACATATCACCGAAAATAAAGATACTAACATTGACAATATATCAAATACTAAAGATGAAATATCTTTACTACGCAAGGAAAACGAATCCCTAAAAAGAGAAGTAGCCCTACTGAATGAAAATAGAGAACTTTTAACCTATAAACTACAAAATTTAGAAAAAGAAATAAGTAAAATAAATGAAGAAAACAGTACCATTAAAAGCAAGCCACAAAATAGAGCGGCAGGATAATCTATGGATAGTATGGGTAAAAATGTAACAAAAATGCCACAAAAGAAAATTTAACCAATTGTATAAAAGCATCTTAAGTGAGGATGATTAGTCCCTGTGGGTCTACAACCACACCATAATAACCCGATGATTTTCAGCGGGTTATTTGTTTTAAAAAACGCTTTGTCCCGAATATGTCCCTAAAAATTGGATTAAAACTAAAAAACCTCATCTATTTTTAGCTGAGGTATCAAAAAAAATAACCCCGCTTTTGCGAGGTCATTTACTTACTGCTCTTGGAGTGATTTTTGAATATTGGTTAATAACTCTAATTCTAAATGAGGCGTAAGAGTTTGAGCAAACATTAAAACCCGTGCTATTTCTCCTGCACTTGCTCCGAAGCTTTGGCGGAGGTCTCCACTGCTTAGGTTATCATTTTCGCTAATAAAATGTAAAGCCGTAGCACACACGCCTATTATATCATTTATTAACCACCCCAGCTGGTTTACTTCCGCGAACTCGGTGTTATTTAGCCCTTTTTCTTGGTTAGATACAATCCACTCTTTTAGGTCAATTGCTTTGCCGTCTATGATTACGGCGGTTTCTTTTTTGTTCATAATGTTTTACTTTTAGGAATAACAAACCCCCGCTACGGTGTCCTATGCTGTAAAACGAGCATTCGGGGGCTTTCGCCGTACCGCACCAACGGGGGTAAAATTTATTTTTATTCGTCATAATGTTTTACTTTTAGGAATTGCAAAGATACATTATTTTTTCAATGTTTGGCGTTTTTCTTTCCAGTTTTCCGCACTCATAAAATTTTGTATCGTCCTATATGAGCAGTCTAATAGCTTAGCTATTTCCTTGCTATTTAGCCCCATACAATAGTATTTAAAGGCTCTTTGTTTGGTTTCGGTTGTTATTGCTTTCATAACGCATTTTTTTATTTAATCAGAAATAAAACTGTAAAAAATGGAAATAAACTTAAAATATTACAACGCACCTCATCGGGGTAGCTTTAACGCATTATTTTTTCTCAAAATATACATATACCCCCCCTCCTGCAAAATCATTGTTAAAAAGCTCCTTTTTATGCAAATAGAGGCAAAATATAGCGATTTTGGTCGTCGTCTCCCTCAAAATCTTAACTTTTTAGCTTAAAAACTTGGTGCATAGCGTATTTTTTCAAAATAATTGTTTTTATTTTCATTTTATTTCCATTTCTACCCAATTTTTTAGATGATTTCGGTTATTTCTTGGTCTATTTGTTTGATACACAGCGTTAAACTTATTAGCTCCTTTGCCGTAATTTCGGGGCTATCGGCTTTGTTTTCCAGTCGTTGCCTTAGGTTAATAAGCCTTTGCCGTCTGTCGGCTTGGGCTTGTAGTCTTAGCCTCTCATATTTCCCCGCCGTTTTCTCATTTACACCCGCCAAATTTCCGCTTTCTTTTTGATTGTGTCCCTTTGCTCTACTCTCGCAATAAGTGGCAAAATTTAGCCTTGTTTGAGCTTCGCTGGGTCTCCCGCCTTTTTTCTTAGTTGTTTCCATATTCTTCAAAGTTAAAAGTTAGTTGTATGTATTCTATCTGTTTTATGGTGCTTTGAGCTTGTTTTATTCGCTCCCTATGTTCTCGGGCTTGGCGGTTCAGCTCTCGGCGTTGTAGCCTTATAGCTTCTAAACTTCGGTAAGCCTCCAACTCGGCAAATAGCTCTTTTTGGATTAGCTCCGTTTTTTGCTTGGCTACCTTTTCGCAATGGAGGAAATAAAGCCTTATTTTGTGTCCCGCTTCGCTTTGGGTCTGCATTGCTAACATTTTAGCAAAATCCAAAGTCAAAATAAAGTCTTTGCCCTTTGCTCGGTTGCGTCTTTGCCTTAGCGTTTGTCTTATCTCTACATTAGGTTGAGTTAAGGCGTTCCCGCTTGTTCTTATCTCACCACTTTGGTGGGTTAAAGTTTGGTTTTTACTTCTTATCTCCTCAAAGTGAGTAGATAAATTCAAATAATCTACCCCCTCAACTGCAAACCTATCTCCTGTTATATAGGTTTTAACCCAACGGGTGTAATTTTGATGTAATAACCCTAAGGCGTTATAAAGGGTTGAGCATTGCACGGCTTGCCTCCCGTCCGCCGTTTTGGTCAGTACCAACGGCTGAAAATTTGTTTTTGTCATTTTGTTATAATTTTTGTTTGTTAATGTTTGTTATTTCCTTTATCAATCGTTTTGCCCTTAGTGTGGTAAAGCACACGGTCGGGGCGGTTTTATTGTCCGTTATGAGGACTTTTACTATTTGCCTAATCCATTCAGCAGGGGCGTTTATTTCGCTTTGACTGAGGTGGTCGGCGTATTGCATTCCGTCGGCTTCGTAGATAACCAACAATGGGAGGTCTAAGCCTTTGAGCTTCGGGAGTAGCTTTTTTAATTCCTTTTGCTCGGTTGCCCTTTGCTTTTGCCTTGCTTGGGTTCTCCGCTTCCCGTTATGGTGGTTTTTACATTTCAACCCGCAAAATTTGGCGGAGGCTTTTTTATTTTTCAGTTCTTTTTTGCAATTCATACAAATAGATTTTTTCGGCTTTTTTTTCTTACTTTTTTCTTTTCTTTCATTAAGTATTTTTTTACTTGTATTTTCTAACAAATAAATATTAGAATTATTAACCTGTATTATCCCTTTATCTAAATGGTTAAATCGTTCCCTTTTTTGATTTTCCAAAGGTTGCACACTCTCAGAAATTCCGAACGCATTTTTTAGCTTATTCCATTCGGTTAAATCGTTCCCTTTTTCGGGGGTGCTTTCCGTTGCAAGTTTTAGACACTGGGAATAAATAAGCTCGTTAATTATTGCCTTTGTATCGTTTCTGTTTCCATACTTTGCCCTTAACTTGCTTAGCGTTTGGCGCGCCGTGTGGTATTGCTTTTTATTTAGGTCTATCCAGTAAAGCGGATTAAAGAAATACAAGTATTTTTTTTGCTGGTGGGCTTTCATTAGCTTGTATTTTAGCCCTTTTTCTAAATAGACTATATCACGCCACACGCTTAACAATATCCCCGATAAACCCGCCCAAACGCTCTTATTTTGGAGGTCTGCAAGTGTTTTTATTTCTAAGTTTTTCACAAACGCCATTTTTTTAACGCCAATCTCAAACCTCATAAGCTGGGAGGGTTTGCCCGTTTGCTGGTGTCCTTTATCGTATATTTTCACCCTATATTGCTGAAAATCAAAGACCAACCCTAAACCTTTGCCCTTTTCGGTATATTGTCCGAAAGTATGTTTTTTGTAGGCTTTGATATTCTCCAATACCTCCCGAACTGGGACGGGGAGCGAAACATTTACACCGAACTCAAACCCTCTTAAAATCGCATTATTTGGCTTTGTTTTTAATTCGTCTAACTGGTCGCAAGTGGTTAAAAAGTTGCTATAATCATAGTCAAATGCGTTATTTTTCCCATTATTGAAATACTTAGGTAACGACCCTCTAAGATTGCAGAAAGTCCCCGTATTACCCGAGATAATAGACAAACGCAAACCCTTTAAATCAGCATATTTGTTATTATGCGGTATTTCCCCAGTGGATAAATCCGCCCACGCCCGAAACGACAAATTTTTATTATTTGTCCAGTCGCTGGGGTTGAGGTTGCACAATATTTTAACGCCGTCTATCATTTCGGGGCTGGGGTTTATTCGGTTTCTAATTCTATGGTTAAAAATCCTTCTAATACCTTTTGCAATTCGGCTATTTTTAGCCTTATTATTGCTTCATAAATAGGACTTTGTAAGTCCTTAGACTCTTCCCATAATACGGGTAATTCGTCCAGTAGTTTTTTAATCGTTTCGGCGTTCGTTGTCTTCATGTTGTGGGTAGTTCATTACTCGGTTATGGTTGTACTCGTCTGCTCTTTGCTGGGCAGTTTCTATCACTTCGGAAGTCCCACGCCCGTAGAGATGAAAAACATTGCTAAATATTTCGCTTTCTATTTCCTCGCTTTGCTGTTTGAGGGCTTTTAGCTTTCTTTCGGTTTCCTCTATATCGTGGCTTAGAGTTCTTGACATTTTACCTAACTGGATAAGGCGGAGCGTTCTTTTCTTTAAAAATTGTGTGTAATGTTTCATTTTTATTTGTTTTTAAATGGGTTAGCAGGGTTATTGTTAATGGTTGCCATTACTTCGGCTTCTTTGTATCGTATGCGGTTGCCTATTCGGTAAGCTTTTAAAAGTCCCTTTTTTGTCCAGTCGTGGAGCGTTGGGAGGGTTATTTTTAAAAGTTCTGCGACATCGCCACGGGTTAAAAGTTTTTCGGAGGTATCGGCTGAGGTTTCCGCCTTTGCCTCTTTTTCTGTTAGCGCATTAGTTAGCATGTCCAATTTTTCTGTGAGGGTGGTTATATCTAACCCGTTGACCTCGATTTTAATAGCTGTCATATTTTTGCTGTTTTTTATTTTCTTGGGGCAAAGGTTAAAAATGATAAAGCACGAAAAAACCCCTAAAAAAAATTAGGGGCAAATTTTTAGGGGCGTATAAAAACCCTATAAATAAAGGCTTTGGCTGATGTTTTAGTATTAAATTTATTTTTTTGTTTTTGTGGTTTTTTCTTTTAAAAAAGTTATCCAATCTTTTAATAATACTTCGGTATTTTCGCAATATTTAGCCCGTCCGTCCGACACTTTTAGATTTATATTATCTGCGAGGGTGGTTTTTGCAGGGGCGTTCTCAAATAAAGCTAATATTTGGGCTTGAAAATCTGAGGCGTTACCCTCAATAATTCCACGGTTAAATAGTACGCCAAACAAAGTGCCTAAGGTCTGTTTATTAGAGTTCCATTTAAACGGCTTCTTAGGAATAATCGGAGCAAACGGCTGAGGTTCGGGCGGTTGCTTTTGGCTTATCTCGTTTATTTTTATTTGTAAGCAATCAAAAATAATAGCGTTTATTTCGTTTCTTAATAGTAAATCAGCTCTACCCTCGTCTAAAATATCCCTATGATATGTATGTTTTTGGTCTATTAAATAACAAATAGCCTCATATATATCTGTTTCCGCCTTTTTATCCGCTTCTTTTAATTTATCATCTAAATAAATTTGCAATTCTGTTTCCCTTTTTATCGAAGTCCAAACATCAACGCCCAAAAATAGGCTTTCATTTCTATCAGCTTCTATATAATCTAAAAAGTGGGCAAAATATTTGCCCCATTCTTCGGGGGTGGGCTCTCGGTGTTTATTTGCATTAACCCAAACACTCTCTATTTTTTTCGTCCATTTCCTCAGTTCTTCCCGCTTTTGTATAATATCGGGGTTATAAAACGCCTTTTCTAAGTTTATATAAGTTTTATTAAATATTTGCATTGAGTAGCTGGGGGACGAATATTTATTATCTTTTTTAACACCCTCGTTATTTCTGTAAATTTCCCTAATATCTATCATCTTTAAATATCTTTTAAATTACTTTTAAAACTGGTTTTAATCCTTTTTCTTCGGCGCTTCGTTTGTAGAAGTTTCGTAATACCTCTGCATTTTCTGAGGCTGTTTTTTTGATATAATTTAAAAACATTGCTTCGGTTGTGTGTCCTGTAATCGCCATAATTACGGGGGTGGGGATTTGCCCATATAGATTAGTAGCAAATGAACGCCTACAAATATGGGAGGTCATCAGCTCGTATTTTGGGTAAAATCCCGACACTTTGCGGGTCGTTCCCTTATCGTCTATGATTTCCATTTTTGCCCCTTTGGTCAGCTCATCAAAACCTATTGTTTGCCCTATCTCTTTTATATACTTATTAAATTTTTGGTCGCTTATTGCTTTCGGGAGGTTGCCCCCTCTCTTTTCCAGTGTGTGGGCTATTTGCTCATTTATAGGAATTTCGGCTATTTTACCCGTCTTTTTAGCTTGTATTCTTATCGTATCATCTTTGATATGGGACAAGTCTAAACGCATAAAGTCGCTAACCCTTAGCCCTGTATTTAGCCCTATTATGAGTAAATCTCGGGCGTTGTCTAATCTCGGGTTATCTCCAAAATCATAATTAAATATTTGGTCTATTTCCTTAGTGGTCAAATAAATATCGTCTGTTTGCTCTTTTGGCTTTACAAATTCTTTATGCTTGTAGTCTTTGGATACTGGTAACCCCTCAAAATCAATACTCCCACAAAAGAATTTTATATATTTTATGATATTCCCTATTGTATTTTCTGAGAGTTTTTTAATATCTCTGCAATACCCTACAAAATCCCAGTAAAAAGATAATGTAATATCGGAGTGTTTTAAATTCGTCTTTTTGTAAGCTTCATAATCTAACAAATGGTTTAGCATTGTTTGATATGCTAAAATAGTGCGGGGGCTTAGCTTTTTACCTCTGTTCAGCTTATTAGGGGCGTTCTCTACAAACTTTTTAACCCATTCCACAAAATACACTTTTTCGAGTTGGCTATCATCTACACGATTAAAAAAAATAGCGACTTTCTTTTTTAGCCATTCGGCATTTATTGTTATCTCGCTATTAAATTCAATATTATAGGTTTCTGTTATATACTTTTTTAACTCTAACAATTTTGTATTTATAAAATCTTTGTCTATTGCCTCTACTTTATTTTTTACTTTTTCGTTTTTGCTATCCCAGTAGTTGTAATTTATCTGCACCCCCGTTGAGGTGGTTAAATCTATCTTTTTACTTTCCCAAAGTCTAATATAAATTTTTGATATTGGATTTTTTCGCTTTTTTATAAAATATAGCACTTTCATAGCTTTAAAACTTTATGCGAATTTACAAAAAATCCCGAATATGTCCCGAAAAACCTTTAATTTATCTTTATTTTACTTTATTTCTCTTTTCTTTTAACACCCCTTAAATACTGGCTTTAACCCCTACAAACAAAGATAATTATAACGAATTTCATAAAATAGGATTTCGTCCCTGTGGGTCTACAACCACACCGTAATAACCCGATGATTTTTCAAAGGGTTTTTGTTTCAGCAATATTCAAAAAAAGCAACCCGAAAAAAAAGGACAAAAAAAAGACCGAAAATCCTTCGGCTTTATATACTGCATCTATTATATTCTCATTTTTTGATGATTTTTTTTATAAACCACCAGCCTATTAAAACCGCTAAGAGCCACGCCCCAATACCTAATGGCCCACGCTCCAAAATCCCCCCTATAGGATACACTATAAAAAAATATAACGCCCAATACCGCTATGATTTTAATAATATTCATTGTCATTTATTTTGAAAATTGTTTTAATGGAAATATCAGCTCTTCTCCAAATCTCTCGGCTCTTAATTTTACCTACACTATTTGCCACAAAATCCACAACACCACTTTCTTCTATTGCATTGTCTATGAACGGCGTTCCCTTCATCTTAAAATAATGAGCTTTAAAACGATAAGCCGTATCTTTGGGCTTATGGCGTTCTCTTGTCCCTCCGCTTCTAACGGTGTCTACACCATAATGCTGTACAAACCCGTGTTCTGGCATGCGAATAGCCAGACTCCTCATAAAAATCTGCTGGTTGCCGTCTTTCTTCTTACCATATTTTTTGGTTCTGGCTTTTGCATAGGCTTCTTTTAACGAATCCTTAGCATCCTGATGATAATGTTCCTTAAAACTTTTCGTTCTATTTCTAAGGGCTGAAGTCAGCATCTGCTCTGCCTTTTTGGCTATCATTAGTTCGTCTCTGTATTCCATATCCCAAAGATAAGAAAAAACCGGTATCCGAAAAAAGGACATACCTGCGATCAGCAGACTAAATTGTTAAGTCTGCTGACTGCTAAGTCTTTCATAGAGAACCCAGAGGAAAGCCTCTATTTCGTCTCCGTTTTCATCTTGGGCTAAGCCTTTCTCTATTTGAAATCCTGCATCTTTTAGGACTTCATAGACATCGTGCTCCCCTATCGGTTGATGAGGAATCACGCCTCGGAACATTGCCAAGAGCTTAGCCGTAGAAGCAAATATTCTATTTTCTTCTTCCCCTATTGGCCTGTAATACCGGTGCAAAAGCTCCAGCATTTCTTTTTTATAATCTTCCATAGCATTATTTTAGAAAGTTAATGAGTTTCTCTGTTTTGTCAGGATGTTTTTTAATGATAAAACTTAGCTTCAAATAGCTTTTCAACATACTTACTAAAAACTCGACTTCATCCTCTTGAAAATATCCGCCTACTTCTATTGAGTCCATTAATTCAAAAATGTCTTCTTGTATGGGATAATGTTCCATGAAACATGATTCATTAGTCAGCCAGTTTGCAAGTTTTAACTCAAAAGAGATATCTGTAGATCTATTTGTGTCCATTACGCATCATGTTTTAGGTTGTACATCCTTATCATATTGTGATAAGCCGCTTCAAACGATGCTCCATAGGCAAAGGCAGAACGCCCTGTAATCTTAGAACGGAACTCTACTTTGTAAGCTCCGGTTTCTATCCTCTGGGCAAACAGGTGGCCTTGCTTCTCCTTTACAAAGGTAAAGGCTTTTCTTGGATAAGACTTGATGAAAGATTGAACTTTTTCACTTCTTCTTTTTAGTAAGAACCTTTTCCATCTTCGGTTTTTAGTGGTTTTGGTAATGTTTAGCATTTTTATATAAATTTAAAATTGTTGCAAAAGCAAAATCCCCCGATGGTGTGGGTGTCGCTAAACATTACCAATCAGAAAGATTAATAACCACACTTCACGGAGGAAGATTTTTATTTCGTAGAAGTAATATCAGATTATTTCTGATGGTAATATTTAGCACTGCAAATATATAACAAAAAAAATAATCCACCAAAAATCTGGTGGATTATTTTATAAAAAAGCCCCACCTATATGGCGGGGCTTAATAGATAACATTCAGAATTGTCAATTTAAAACATTATAAAGAAAAGGCTATTAGCTCTTCACCCAGACTGTGCAGGGCGGTTTCTATCTTCTTTTTAGTCTGCTCTCGGGGCGTAGATTTACCCATAATGTAGTGGTGCAGCTGTTTTTGGTTAATACCTGTTAAACGCTCCAATGCAGGCATCGTAAAGATTTTTCCGTAATATTTCAGAAAGCTCTGCGTATCGTATTGGTAAATCAAATTATACTCCATATCTTCAATATTTCCTAATTCTTTTTGAATCTCTATACAATCCAAAATTCCCTTTTTTAGTTCTGCTACCGTGCTGCCTCCGGCGGTTACACCTTCCAAATTTTCAGCATAAGCTCCCAGATGATCGCTTGACGCTTCTACTTTAATGATAATATCCATAGCTTTTATTTTTTTAGTTAAGGGAGGGGCTTATTTTAAGCCCATCTCCCGAATTATTTTTTTCTTAATCCTTCTCCTATCTCTTTACTTCCGTGAAAAGGAACCGGATAGGTTTTTCCGTTTTTTTCGTAAATGTAGTGGCTGCCCTCCGAACGAACTTTTACCCACCCATTTTTTTTAATCTTTCGGTGAAATTCTGAATACTTCATTTTGTATTGTTTTAAATTGACGTTACAAAGATAACTATTTAGTTATTACCATGCAAGTTTTTCAGCAACTTTTTTATATTTTTTTCTTCTGGACTACGGACAAACCTTATCCAAATCCTTCCAGTCGTCGGGGTTTACTTTCAGCCACTGTGGGTTCTTGAGCTGGAAAGATAAAAAGCCCCACCTATATGGCGGGGCAGAGTGTTAAAAAAAAAATAGTTTCTACGAAACTTTATCCTTTAAAATTATCGGCTGTTTTTCGTATTCTTTCTGAGAGGTCATACAATGCACCTCTAAATTGTTCAGCTTCTTCCGGAGTAAATCCGCCTTTACCTCCATTTCCATCTATTTCTGAAATTTTATTGTGAATCCAAGAAACTGATTTGCCAAAGTATTTGGTAGAAATTTTTGCCCAAGATATATCTACAAGAATATCTTCTAATTGCTTTCTGTATGGGACTTTTTTACTAATATTAACTTCCATATTTTCTATTTTTAAAAGTGAAAATACCGCCCGCTTTGAGCGGTATTTTTTGTTTTTTACTTTTCTCCTGCCATCATCTTTTCAAATAACATCCGAGCATAAAACTCTAAATCGATGGATGGATTGTGTTTTGATTTAAGATAGTTCCTAATGGCTTCTATCAATTCCTTTTCTTGTTCTGTTAGTTTCATATCTTCTATTTTTTTTAACACTACAAAGATACTGTAAATTTTTACAATATGCAAGTTTTTGAACAACTTTTTTATGTTTTTTTTCTTCCGAACTATGGACAAACCTTATCCAAATCCTTCCAGTCGTCTGGGTTTACTTTCAGCCGCTGTGGGTTCTTGAGCTGGAAAAATAAAAAGCCCCACCAAAATGGCGGGGCAGGGTGTAATAAAAATCAGCAAATATGTTTTACTGAATACCGTTTGCAGCTTTTCTTATTCTTTCTGAAAGGTCTATCAAAGCCCCTTTTAGTATCTCTTTTTCTTCGGGGGTAAAATCAGCGTTAGCTTCTCCATTAAATCCCTTTCCATTCATCTTTTTAGAAAGCCATGAACGACTTTTTTTAAAGTATTGTTCAGAAATTTCCCCCCAAGATATTTCAACAATGATATCCCAAAGCTGTTGTTTCATTGTCATTTTGCTTTCTGGTTGTTTTGTTGTTATTTCCATAATGATATTTTTTATACCCCCTCTGAGAGGGGGATGTTTTTATTTTTTTTGGTAGCCTAAGTCCATTAACTCGTCAAGTAAATCTTGGATTTCAGCTTTCAACATTCTCGCACCATTTGGATACGCTTTTCTGTAATTTCGAATGGTTTCTATTAGCTCCCATTCTTCTGTTGTAATTTGTTTTGTTACCATATTTTTGACTTTTATTACACTACAAAGATAATCAATTTTTTTTGATTATAAAGTTTTCAATCATTTTTTTTTGATTTTTTTTCTTCCGAACTACGGACAAACCTTATCCAAAAGAGCAGTATGTTAAATAGATAATTTATAAGCTAAAAAGTAATAGTAAAACATAGCTTTGGTTTGTCTACTCAGATATATTTTGTGCGGGCTATCCTCCGAAGCAAAAACTCTACTCATATAGCTTTTATCCAATCCCAAATGAGTAATTACATCTTTCCTTTTTAAGTTTAAGATATTCATTTGTTCTTGTATCCACTCTGTTGTAATTTGGTCTAAATCGTAAGTAAATGCATCCATAGCATTAGTGTATAAAAACATAAATCAATCCTAATAGAACCAAAATAATAAAGACAATTTGTTCCACGCTTAAACTAAACCGGATATGAATATCCTGCTCAAAAGGCTCTCTGGAAAAGATATTTTTCAGCAATTTTATAAAATCTTTCATTTTAGAATTATTTTTATAACTTTGCCCTTTAGGAAGTAAGGGGGACTTAGCCCCCTTGTTTCAGAATAACAGATTTAGTAACCTCTGTTTGATTCTGGCTTTAAGTTTCGTTACAAACTTAAAGCCTTTTTTCATTCTTCTGAAACTGATTTTTAACTCAAAATCAAACTTCATAAAAGAAAAATTAAAGGGTTAAACTTAAGAACTTCTACTCTGTCACTCATTGACACTGCAAATATATAACAATTGTTTTAATTACGAAAACTTTTTATATTTTTTTTCTTCCGAACTATGGACAAACCTTATCCAAATCCTTCCAGTCGTCGGGGTTTACTTTCAGCCGCTGTGGGTTCTTGAGTTGGAAAGATAAAAAGCCCCACCAAAATGGTAGGGCATACCGTAAAAAAATAATCTAAAGTGTTGAATTAAAAATTAAAGTTCTACGGACAAAAGTTCTTTCCCAAATTCATGCAAAGCATTTTCTATTTTCTTTTTTTGTGTTTCACGAGGTTTTTTAAGCCCTGAAGCATAATGATGTATTTGTTTTTGATTAATTCCAGTAATTTTTTCAAAAGCTGGAGCAGAAAGTATCTTTTTATAATACTGTAAAAGACTTTCTGTATCAAATTTATATGCTATTTTATATTTACTATTTAATTCTTTTGGTGGATTTGAAGTCATTTTTAATGTTTCCAAAGCATCTAAAACAGACTCCTTCACTTCCTCTACTGTGTCTCCTACAGCATAAATTCCGTCTATATTTTCAGCAGTAGCCCAAAAACTTCCATTTTGGTCTTTTTCAATAATTATTTTAATCACTTTCATAATTAATCTATATTTTTTTGTAGAGGGGCTTTTTACAGCCCCATTTTTTTAGTTAACATTTTACTTAAACCACTTGGCATCTCTTTCGAACCATGATTGGGAATTACAACTTCTTCACCATCTTTTATCCAAATTTCATGACTCCCTTTTCCTTGTCTTGAAAGCCGCCAGCCATTTCTCTTGGCTTTTTTAAAAAATTCACTATACTTCATAGGCTTTAATATTTTAATTCAACGATACAAAGGTAACTATTTATATACTTATATGCAAATTTTTGAACAACTTTTTTGTTATTTTTTTCTTCTGGACTATGGACAAACCTTATCCAAATCCTTCCAGTCGTCGGGGTTTACTTTCAGCCACTGTGGGTTCTTGAGCTGGAAAAAAAAATCCTACCTAAAAAGGTAGGACTCACAGCATTCAGAATGTTATAAAATGTAATAATCAAACAAGATGAACGCTTTTTAGTTCGTCTGCAAATTGATATAGTGCAGTTTGTATTTTCTCTGCCGTTTTTTTACTTGGATTTCTAAACCCTTGTATATAATGACTTAGTTGTGATTTGTTAATCCCTGTCAACTTACTTAAACCAACCAGAGATATAAATTGATTATAGTATTGTAAAAACGCTGTTAAATCATATACATACTCAAGCTCTGTTAGTTCTTTGAACTCTTTTCCTTGCTCAGCATAAACCTCCCTTATCTCCTCATAAGTGTTTTTAAAATCCTCTAATGCCTCTTCTACTGTATCACCCTGCCCTAAAACCATATAATTGATAGGTGTACCTTCGTGGGTACGTACATCATATGTACCATCTATTCCCTTTTCTATAATTATCGTAGCTTTCATAATATTTTTTTATTTTTTTACAGGGCTTTTATTTAAGCCCTGCTTTTTTTAAGATTTCATTTAATGTTCCTTTTTTACTTCTTCATTTTCGTGTCTTCCAGTTGGGAAAGTTTCTCCTGTCTTAGGGCTAAACCAAAGAGGATGTTTCTTTCCTTCTCTCACAACATAGCACCCTGCTTTTTTTAACTTCCGTTCTAATTCTGAATACTTCATTTCTCATTGTTTGATTATTACACCACAAAGATAATGATATTTTTTTGAATATCAAAATATTTTCAAAACTTTTTTCTAACAAACTCTATCCAAATCCTTCCAGTCGTCGGGGTTTACTTTCAGCCGTTGTGGATTCTTGAGCTGGAAAAAAAAATCCTACCTAAAAAGGTAGGACATAGTAGTAGTTATATCAATATAACTACCGTTATGAAATCAAGTTTTTTTCTTTTAAATTCTTAAAGATAATAATTCATGCCCTAAAGCGTGAATAGCATTTTGTATTTTAAGCGTCTGTTCCAAAGATGCTGCAGCTTTTCCTGTCTTGTATTGCCTTACCAATGACTCGTTAATACCTGCTTTTTTAGCAATCGCAGATACTTTAATTTCCTTTATTAAATTGAATATAGAAGATATATCCATTTTATAAATGAATTTTACATCTTCATAATCTTGTGCATAAGGTTCTTCAAATTCTTTGGCCAAGTCTATATTATCGGCAAAAGCCTCCTCAAAATTAGCTTTTAATTCTTCAAATGATTGCCCAAAGGAGCTAACGACTCCTTCAAAGTTCTGAGATGTTCCCCAATAGATTCCATCTTCGTGCTTCTCTACAAAAACTACAATTTCTTTGCTCATAATAATTCTAATGTTATAAAAAATTTATATTTAAGTTCATTAAACAGGAGGGCTTAGAGCCCCGCCTATTTTAAAATGGATTTTACTGTCTTGATTGGAATATCCTTTTTAGGATGTGGAATCGTAACTAATCCTTTTTTGCTTGGATGTTTGAAATGATGATGACTCCCTTTTGTCCTTACCAAATACCAGCCATCTTCTTCAACCATCTTTATTAATGAACTTGATTTCATACCACAAATATATATAACATTTTTGTTATATACAAATATTTTTATAACTTTTTTGTTATTTTTTTATCTAACAAACTCTATCCAAATCCTTCCAGTCATCAGGGTTTACTTTCAGCCGCTGTGGGTTCTTGAGCTGGAGAGACACTTCTACCCCAAAAACACCCACGCCCTCCAGCTCTACCGGACGAATCTCCACCGAGTTTTTGATGAAAGAATTGTATAGGATATGCTCCGTATTATTGCTATCCAAGCGCATACGCCCCACTACTTTGAGGGCTAACTTTTCGGCGTTATC